AGTCTTTGAAGATTTAGCTATAGAGCAAGGTCTTCCTGCGATGCTGCGTAGCCGACTCATGGGAATAAGTGACCCTCAGAAAGCTATGGGGGTACTCAGTAAATTCTTTAAGGATGAGGCCTACGCTCCAATCAAAAAATATGCAATCAATACTAAGCTGAGTAAACTCCCTCTACCTAGTGGCTTCAAAGACTTAAGGGAAGGTGCTAAGAAGGAGTTGAGAGAGTATATAGTGAAGCGTTGGGCGAAGGTCAACACTGTTGAAGACTTAATGAACTTACGTAAGAATGTCCAAGAGCAATTTCAGGTTAGTATCGCCGGTAAGGTTGACGATATAATTAGTCACAACCTTACCGGGCAGAAGGGATTTGCGAAGGCCGTGACTGAAGGAACAGTTAAGACAAAGACTAAAGCTGAACAGGTACTTAAGGAGTACTTTGAGCTGAAAGAACCATACGCTGCATTTCAGACTCTAAAGGTCGCGGTAGGTAAGGAAGTGGAAGCTCTGGGAGCTGTCACCCCTTCAATTCTAGCCAAAGCAGGACTATCCCGTTCAGGAAAAGGACCAGCAAGTCAGGGTCTGGCTAGTATGCAGGACACGGCGAACTTAGGATTAAGGGGCATGGATGCGACAAAACTTAACGCACCTGACCCTACAGCATTCCTTCGTTTAGCTGCGTTGGCTACGGTCGCTGCTCCTGCTGCTGCTCTTGGACCGGCTGCTATTCCTATCTCCTATGCTGGAGCGGCGGGGCTAGTTCGTCCTGGAACTCAAAAGTTTTTGATGGGTCAACTTAAACCACAGAGAGCGATAGCAAATATATTAGAGAAGTATGCCCCTGAACTCGCTACAGCAGGTAACTTAGGACGCGCCGCTACTACACTCGGCGTTGTTGGAGAATAGAGATGGCAAGAGACGCAAACGGAAACTATACGTTGCCGAATTCCCCGGTAGTGACGGGTACTACCATAACGGCAGCCGAATATAACTCCACAATGGTGGATATAAAAGAAGCTCTAACTGATTCTTTAAGTAGGTCAGGAGATGGAGGCATGACGTCATCTATGGAGTTCGCTGATGGACTTGTAGGTGCTCCTTCTCTTGCCTTTGCGAATGAATTAACACTTGGCTTCTATAGGGAGGGGGCTGGCGACTTAAGGTTCGTCGTCGCAGGTTCGCCTCATATTCGTTTTGGGTCGAGCTTTCAGATAGAGGCCTTTAGGGATGCCTCGTGGCGACCCCTTGTAGATGCTAGTAGTACTCAATCATTATCTGCTGATTTTACTTTTACTGGAGACTTAATCTTTGGAGGACTAAGCTCGATTACAGTCTTAGCTGGTTCAGATGTAGCTTTCCAAGGGGATGTTATATTCGATAACGCTAAAATCATAAAAGGAGAAGAGGTTGGTGGTACTGCTAGACCTATGATTCAAATGACTGCTAGTGATAAAGTTCAACTTGGTAATACAATCACCTTAACAACCATTCAGTCAGCTGACCCATTGGTACTTAACCAAGATACGGATATATATGGTAACGTCGTAATGATAGACGGCCAGCTTCTCCTTGATAATGATAGAGCTATAGCATTCAAGACTGCTGCGAATAACCCTATCAATATGCTCGAGATAAGCCCTACAGATAAGTTTGATATTGGGACTACGTCTGGTGGCGTAGATACTCATATACGGGCGTCAACCTATATCGGTATGATAGATGAGGTACGCTTTTATGATAATGTGCTTGCTCAGAATGAGGGCGGGACGTATGAGAACTTCCTGACTGGAGTTGGTACGGATAATTGGGTCATCGGTGACACTGCCCAAGACTTAGCTATAACAGCGAAGTCTATCGGTGTTACCTTCCCTGTCGGTATGCAGCTTCCCAATAATGTTGGCTTGGATGCTAAAGAGGCCGGAGGTACTAATCGCGCCCTTATTAAGATGAATGCCTCAGACGAGGTTGAAATTGGTAATTCAACTTCGAATGTTACCTTCCCTGTCGGTATGCAGCTTCCTAATGCTATTGGGTTGGACGGTAAAGAGGTCGGTGGGACTGCACGAGGCCTTATTGAAATGAACTCCTCAGACGAAGTTCAAGTTGGTAATTCAACTTCGAATGTGGATTTTCCCGGTCCCGCAGTTGAATTTGCCGTGACCCCAACTGTTCTAGGAGTCCCGATTTCAAATACTAACGCATGGGGCAGGCTTGAGTTGACTGGTATTATAGGAAGCCGTCCATCAACCCGTACTAAGGGCATACGGATGAATGGGTCTGCCTCTGAACCTAATGGTCTCTTTACACCCGAGACTCAATCAACAGACGGTGTGGGTATTCATGCTGAAGAGGACCTCATTGTAACAGCTATCTTCCAGATGCCAACCATAACGGCTGGGGATGCGGGACAGTATGCGTGGGTTATAAACGGGACAGGTACTATAAATCCTTCAGCACAAACCTCTGCCAATGTAAGGGCGTATGTTGACGCTGTTTCTGGTGACTCTGGAGTGATAGTCGCTGTCACCCTATGGCTATTTTCAGGACAGGACTTATGGTTAAATGCGGAGGTGTGGGATAGTTCCCCACACGCTGACAACTCATCGTATGCTCGCTGTGCCTTTACAGTACGACCAGCCCCATAATAAGGAGAATAATAATGACAGATAAAGAACTAGCAACCGCAACTCTTGGTGCGATACAGGGCGTCAATGTACCGATTGGACAGGCTGCTCAAGCAGTCGAGATTATTGACTGGTTGACAGCAATAGCCAGCGGGGACAGAGTGTTCACCGCCCCCGCTGAGGACTAAGCTGCTCGCCGACTCGTTATAGTCGTTACGCCTTGGATATAATCAAGGCGAGAGTTAAGCCGAACAAGTTGCTTCCGGCGTTTATTGAGTTGGCCGGGGCTCTTCTGTAGCCAGTAGTATGTCCCTGAGTAACAGGCGTTACAGAGGCCGGCAGATTTAACTTCATCTGCACAGCCGGGTATTTCGCATATATTTTTTCTACTCATCTTACCCTCTCCTATCTACATTTCGTAGGCGAACAGCACCAAGTTGCATGTCTACTAGGAACCTACGTTCTTTATCTTTTTTGGTCACTTCGCGGGACGTGTATTTACTATCAACACCTTGCTCCCACACCCTTTTAGGCCACTCCACCATAATACCCACCTTTTAACGCTACTTCTACAAATATGGCTGCTCAGGTTAGCTCCTGTGCGGTCATCTAGGGCAGCCCTTACCCTTACTATAGGCTATAATACGAGCCCTTAGGATGCAAGTACCTAAAAAAGTCTTTACAAACAAGGGGTTAGGGGCGAGAGACTAGCAGCCCCCGGTTCACTTTCGTAGTTACCACCTTCTTGTGTGCAGGGCACGGACAGGGGATTGAGCGGCAAGGCAGTGCTCGGTCTCTTCAAGTAAAAGGAACCAACTCAATCCTGATTCACATAGGCGGCAGTTGCGCCGCCTTCTTCATCAACTAACTTAATGTACTCATCAAGGGCATGGCGAGCTTTCTTTAAGTCCTCCACCCCGCCCTTCAATTTCCAACGCTCCACCCACTTGGTGATAATATACTGGAAGCAGTCGAACTGCATACGGTACGCCCTTGTCCAGTGCTGCTCGCCACCATCTTTTCTCTGGTAGTGGCTTCCCCCTACCTGTTCAGTGTGTTGGAGTGGTAATGATTGTTGGTTCATCCTTTATCCCCAGAGTTGCCTTTAATCCACTACATATATCCATTACGTTTCCCGCTACCTTACCCTGTAATGGTAGCTTAGACAGGTAATGAATGCCATTGATAAATATGGGCATGAATGTCACATTACCCAAAGTAATCTCCTCTACACACTTAAAACAGAGGTCAAGCATATCAGCGGCCTTAAGAACTAGCAGGTCATCCCCTACAAGCTCGGGTATCTTATATCCAGTTTGCGTTGCCCAATTTTTTTCTACCTTCTTTATCATGTCGTTAAAATTTGGGTCAATCCACTTAGCGGGGGCGGGGATATCTCCAGTCCACTGCTCAGGTATATCGTGTTTGAGCGCAGCTATTATGATTTCCTTACTAGCCTCTCCATCTGTAAGTATATCACAGATAAGCGCAACGTTCGCTGAATGATGACCTACGGTTTCCTCTACTATAGTTGGAAGAGTATGGAACCGCTTAACTAAGAACCCGACTCTTGGGATGATGGTCGCCTTTCTGTCCACTCCTGACATGCCTTTCTCCAGTCTGTTGCTACAATGTATCCTATTTGTCCTTTACGGATATGCTTATTAAGATATGCGTCGTGTATAGGGTCAGCTACGTCCACTATCCAGGGGCTAGTGAATGGTAGTCCCATAACAAAGTTTTCTACGTCTTGTAAAAACAGGAGTGCTTCCTCTGCTGACTTAAACATACGAAGCGGCTTGACTTCACCTGCTGCATAGGGGTCGAAGACAGGGGTGCGCTTTAGTAGTTCGCTATGGAGGTCGGTATATAAGTGCAGGTTATTCGTCATGACATAGTAGTTACCGAGCCTCTGGTTTGTCATGGCAGCCATCCATTCCTGTAGCATGGTCATGTGAACAGCATTCGCCCCAGTCATCCCCCACACGGCGTCATTACTCCTGTTACAGACAGTCATATGCAAGTAACTGTCTACTATCCTCCAATAGATGTGAGTATTGCAGGGTATATCCTTTTTGTAAAAGAGGTCACACTTGGCGTCCCACATCGCTGTAACTGCTCGGCGAGTATGAGGGTCTTTATTAAGCTGGTTTGCTGTCTGTAGAAGTTGGTCTATACTGAAGTGCTTACGCCAGCGATAGCCATAGGCTCCGTAAATAGTGCCGTCATTTTCGGCGTACTCCCTAAGACCTGAGTTAAACTGTTCAATCCACTTAACGTCCTTCCGCCCCGCCATCATCCAGCAGAACTCCATTACGTGGAAGAAGGGGTTAGCATCCCGTAGCGGGTCAAACAGCACACGTTCGTCAGGTCGATGTACCTTGAATATACAAGGTTCTATCATAGTCACTACATTACCGTTCCTAGAGGTTTGCTTGTCCCCACAAACCCCGAGCAGCCACATGGCTTCCGTGAAAAAATTAGGGATATTCCTTACGCTTCTATTTTCCATTGTACTTCCTCTTACTACGGCCAGCTCCAGTGCTGACTCTCATGTACTTATCAAACTCGCACAGGCAGTTCTGGAAATCTTGCATACACAGTAGCATCACGTGACCCTTAAGCATTTCCCAAGCGAGGGTTATGTAGTGATTAAACCTTTTCGGGGACACCTTACCAAACTTGTCATCATAGAAAAACCAATTTAACCCTCTTATACTACCCGGTCCGGGAGCAGACCACGAGTACCAATCCTCCGCCCCCTCCAGAGGGTGGTCAATAGTGTTCTTTAAGTCGGCGACAACCTGCGCTGCCATGAAGGAAGCGAACCCCTGATACTGCATTATGAGCTTGTGTGCGGCGGCGAGGGTGCTGTTAGGGGCAACGTGCGGGGGGTTAGCGAAAGCTGCTCCTAGGGCTTGTGAGCAGTACTCACCCTTGTCCATACGCTTACCGCACGTTGTTACCACGTAGGCATTTCCCCATACCTTCTCTCCGCTTTCCCGTATTGAGTTGATAGTTGATATTAGTCGGCCATAAACAATTTTCTCTTCTAACTTAGTAGAGAAAGCAATAAGATCCATAGCTTTTAATGTCGGCGGCCAGTTGAACATACGGGCGACCATCATACGCCACTCGTGCAGCCCATCCTCTTGGTAGGGTATGTTGTTTCTAATCCACTGAGTTACCTTGTCATCTTCGCGGTGTACGTTGCAGAAGTAGACGGTTTGTAGGGTGGGGTCCTCAGTCCAAGGCTTGGACATACCCCCTCTTTTTCTTGTGCGAATATGCTCTCGCTCATTAATCCAGAATACTAACTTTTCCTGCACTGGCGAAAGCTTGCTTCCATTGGACTCTAACATCTTTGCGCTCCTTTCCACCCCAAGAAGTCTTGGTCTTCTTGGTAACTACGGTAACGAATCCAGGGTGCAGTTCGGCCAAGCCCATCGCTGCCTGCTCCTGGATTTCTGGGGTACGGTAGGTTGAGCAGCCTCCGCTAACATCACTTCCAGCTTGGTTGTTCACCCATCTATTCAGTAATACGTTTTCATACCCGAGCCGCATAAGCTGGAGGGTGGCATCAAAGTCCTCCATTACGGGTATTCGGTCAAAGCGTATATTCTCTTCCCGTAGTACGTCAAACCTGAACCCTAGTACGCGCATCATACGAGTACAGTATCTGTATGGCTCTATAACCCTGTTCGCCCCTTCCCTCGGGGCTACCCCGACGGCTGCGTATATGTTGAGGAAGGTTACTATTTCCTTCAGCATAGCCTCTATGTCACTTGTTGTGGAGGGCACGAACTTGGTAGGTTGGTCTTCACGCCGCGTGGCGAATACAAGGTCGTCATCAAACATAATAACTTTCTTTTCAAATATGTGGTCAACTAGCCACTGGCGGGTAGGACCGATTGTTTGGATATTCGGTGGAAGAACGAGAGTTGGGTAAGGACGGTACAGGTCTTTTTCTTTGTCCTGAACCACAAGAGTTGTTATCTCTTTTATATCTTGTGGCAAGCTGTTCCAGGTCGTCTGCTTATTAGCACGTCCGTACGTGCATATCAGTACCTTCATCTCACTCTTCCACCCCTTCTTATTATCCAGTAACGCGGCGAGGGGCATGACACCCCCGCCACTTGTCCGTTAATGTGGTGGACCAGACCGTGTTCTTTATAAGCCGACTTTGATAAACTTACGGCCAACGTCGTAAGCAATATCTGCATACGTTACGCCATTCTTGAGAGCTTCTCCAACGGTTTTCGCGCCGGTATAGCCTTCAAATCGTTCACGTGCTTTGGAGCCCTGTTTCTTAGGGTTCTCCGTCACCAGGAGGGTGATCTTATCGGTTTCAGGGTATGTAGTTGCGAAACGCGAACGGGTAGTGCTATCTTTCTTTTCATCTTTCTTGTCGTCTTTACCTTTACCGGTACTTTCACCGGGAGCCAGATTTACAGCCATTTGAGTTCTCCTCTTTATTTATTGGCTAAATATCCCTTACCATAAGGGAAACGTAGTATACCCCTTGACCCAATCTAATGCAAGGGCGAGGGTAAGATTTTAGCAACTTCACCATTATCAAGTACCATTCCATATGAGAAGTGCTCGGGGATAAGTCCTAGAAATTCACCCAGCTCTATATCTACCTCGAATATAAAAGTTTCGTGGTTAATGTCTGCACCATTGCTCACCATAAAGTCCTTTCCCTCCGCACTTATGGCTTCCACATATACATCTTCTTCGTCTGCCCACATCAATAGGTCTAACCCCTTCTTTTCAACTGGCGGAGAAGTTGCTAAAAGTTCATTTATCACTTAGTGCCTCCAATAATCGCTTTTGACTACGTTCCTTTCCCTGGAGCACTTGTATTACTTTTTCATCAAGTGTGCCAGCACACACTATATGGTACACCATGACCGTTTCCGCTGCCTGCCCCTGCCGCCAGACTCGCCCGATAAGTTGTTCATAATATTCGAAATTCCAAGGTATACCAAAGAATATAACAGTAGAGCAAGCAGCTTGGAGGTTCAACCCATGCCCCATGCTGGCGGGATGACCTATTAGCATGTCAACCTCGCCCCTGTTAAATGCTTCAATGATCTCGCTACCCTTCTTGGCTGATGTACCCCCGCCGATAACACTGGCGTTAGGGAAAACTTCAAGTATACGCTCAACGTCATGGCGGAATTCGTAGGCCACTATGACCGGTCCTTCTATCTCTTCTATTAAGTCTTTCAAAGCTTCAATCTTAGTGTCATGTATTACTTCGTATTCTCGCTTACTACTCTTAGGAACCTCTCCTGTTTCGATATACACCGCGCCGTTCGCAATCTGGCGGCACTTAGTCCCTGCGGCTGCGGCGTTCTGGGCGACAATAACCCCTTCCTCGACTCTAGCAATAAAATCATCTTCAACCTGTTCATATATCCCCCTAGCATAGTCTGGAAGACTAACTACTGTATTGACCCGTATTAGTTCGGGCATCTGTAGGTGGTCTTCAGTATTTATTTGAATAACTAATGGGTCTATTCGTTCCACAATATCAGCAAATGCCCAGTCATGGGGTACATATTCATACTGTTTTCCATACGGGTTTGGTTGATAGAAATACTTATTTCGAAAGTGCGTGATGTATCGTCCCAAGGAGTTACCGTCATCAAGAATGTATATTTGGGAGAACAAATCCATAATTCCCCGAGGTTGTGGAGAGCCTGTAAGAATCCATCGTCTCTTGAAGTAGGGAATTCGCTTACGGAGTAACTTAAAGCGTTTTGATTGAGAGTTTTTGAATCTAGTGCTCTCATCAACACAGAGGATATCGTATCGCTCTGGGTCAAAACGCTTAAATTTTGGGTCAAACAACCAAAGAAGTCCCTCTGGGTTAATGATGTAAATGTCAGCATCATTGGAAAGACCGGTTTCCTTATCTCCGTGGATAATGCTATAAGTGATTCCATGAAATGTACTCCACTTTTCTATTTCTTGCGGCCAGACATTATACATCGGGCGCAACGGGGCTATCAATAGCATTTTACTGATTAGTCCCTTACTTTTAAGAATCTTAAATGCGGCAAGAACTGTACTAGTCTTTCCAAGTCCGGGCTTCATAAACAGGCCGAGGGCAGCCTGTTGCATCATTAAGCTAATCGCCCTTACTTGGTAAGAATGTGGGTTCCATTCTGCCATCTATATACCTTTGTCCATCAAACCTATTATCAATTACGAATACCTTATGTCCTACCTTAGCCAACTCTTCACACCTATATACCTGTAGCGGTCTAAGTGGCTCCCCCTCAGCCTTAAACTCTACATACTCATGTCCTCGTGGGGGCGACCACGCAAAGATGCGGTCAGGCCAGCCTGTGGAGGCTAGGTTACTCAGCTTATGCTGAATGCACTGTGCTCCATCAACTACCCATCGCTCTAACTTACTCTCTTCCCTTATCCCACGGGACATTGACCCCCCTTGAACCTGCTATGTGGACACCACCTACAGTGAGCTCCAGGATTCGGTATGTATGTATCGGGGCAATCCATGAATGTAGCCTTATGTCGCCACCCGGCTTTCGCTAACTTGTGGGCGTCAAAGCTGTCCTTAGACCCACGACCACCAGGATACATCATTGGTACATTCTTTTTCTGGTCAAAGTAAACCGTTGTCACTTGATAGTTATCGTAACCCGGTTCATCTTCAATAGAGGCTGTGTTGTAGAGCCGTCGCTGCCACTTGTGGTCAGGGTATATGCGCCCAGTCTTCCACTCCTGTATATCTATATCACGGTCAACTTTCCGTTTAGGAATAAGCTTTAGGTCAAATAGACCGCGCCATGTAGCTGATGGGTCGTTAAAGTCTACTGCTGTCCATGTATCGTTCATGTCTATCCTGAATGCCCACTTGTACTCTGGGTAGCAGTCATAGTCTTGTCGCAGCCCCCACATCCACTGCTTATAGTTGACAAGGTCAGGGTGTAGGTGGTCGCTGCCCTTAAAGAAGTTCTCGATTGAGTCATGTACCTCATTACCTCTTACCAGTGCTGGTCCAGGGTCTTCTGGCTTAACCTCGTGCTTCCACACTTTATTCGCAGCAAATTGGTATCCACACTTAGAGTGGGATATAAACTGGGAGTATGACTTTGGTCCAGTTGGAACTAAGTTAGTCATATCTATGTGGTAGCTAGACCTCTTTGCAAGGTGGTCCTGCCACGAGCCTTGTACTATGTCAGTCATCTTTATATTCCTTTAGGTCGTGCCAGTTATCACCGACCAAGCCCTCGCTTGCCATCGGTACGTCAAAAAAGTCTTGGTCCATAGCATTCTTCAACTGCTGCATACCCTCAGGTATATCATCAGCTGGAACGCTTATGTTAATCTCATCGTGTACAGTCGCCATAAATATATCTTGGGGACGCTTATATTCGTAGTACCAGTCAGCACAGCATTGTTTCGTTTGGTCGGCTGCGCTACCCTGAATTAGATAGTTAGTCAGCTTATAGGCTTTATCACGAGATTCAGCATAGTAATGGCGTCCTCCCCATGTAGTGATATGCTTCCCTGCTCTGCCCCGCGCAGATACATTATCCATAAGGGTTTTGATTCCGGGCATAGCACCGAGATAATGTGCTTTGAGGGCTGCACCTTCGGGGATACTAAGTCCCAAAGCTCCGGCGATAGCTGGTGCGCCTCCTCCATATATAATACGGAAGCCGGTAATTTTGACATCCTTCCTTGATAGCTCAACACCATATAGTTCCTTAATCATTTCCTGCGCCCGACCATGTGGGTCTAACCGGGGGTTGTCTTTATACGCTTGCATCAGGCTACCGTCTTCATAGTGCGCTCCTATGCGGAGTTCCTGACCACTAAAATCCCTCATTGCCCAGACATGGCCTTCCTCCGGAAGTAGGTACTTACGAATATAGGGAGGGTCAGGTAGGGCGGCTATATGTGGGACGTCAAACCGAACCATTACGTTTTGAAGATTAGGGTTGTCGCTAGATAACCGACCAGTCCTAGTACCTTTTCTTCTTTCCGTATCCCTAACCTGATTCCAGTTGGGATGCAGCCGCCCGTCAGCTCTACATTTGTCCACCCAAGGACGCATAAAAGTCTGTAGAATAGTAGCGGTGACGCCTTTATACTGAAGCAGGGCAAGAATATATGGGTCTTTGATAACCTTGATAATGTTATCTTTAGCAGTTGACCGCTGCCCGGATTTTGGTGTAAGTATCCATTCCTCAGGGTTGACAATTCCTGCGGATTCGAGGGCGTTACATAGAGTCGCCCCCTTGAGTAAGTCAGGGTCGCCATTGTATTGTAGCACTCCAGCAATTAAGTCATCACATAACTTTTGAGCACCGTTGTAGAGCTCTAAGTCTTGTTCTAATTCTTCTTGGTCAACCCGAATACCGCGCTCTGTAGCCTCATAAAAGAGGGGCATACACCGACGTTCCCGGTTGTACGCCCCATTCGGCTGCTCTTGTATCAGGAGGTCGTAGAGTTCTTTTGTCCGTATAACGTCGCCTTCCGCATATGGTTTAACAAGCTCAAATGGAGCGCGGCAAATATAAGCCCCCCAATCTTTTGGGGTCGCCTCTGGGACGTTGGCAAGTATCCAAGCGCGTAGATGGTCTTGTTCTGTAGGAGGAAGATCCAAGTACCTTTCGGCAGATGGTTTAAGGCTAAGAGTCTTAGCATACGGGTCGGCAAGATATACCAGATACTGGGTATCGTGTATACGGCTCCATTCAGGCATTGGCAAATCAAGATACTTTTTCGCCACAGCAAGGTCAAACGGAGCATTATGAAAGAGAAGTTCGTCACCACTATTCCATATTCGTTCAAGTATGGGTCGGCCAACCTCAATAGGAAAATACTCTGGCTTAGTGGTCGCGCTGTATATGGCGACGCCAACCGGACGCGGCGGTTTGATAATTGTGTTCCCATCTATTGCCTCAGTTTCAAAGTCAATTGTCCACACACCATTCCCCTTAACTATGCTGACGGCTCCAACCCCGGCCAGCGCGGGAGGGTATTTGCAGGCATCGGTGTCGCGCCTCCGCCTTAACCAGTGAAACTCTGGGTCGGGATTGTTAGTTAGTTCCTTTAACTGACGGTATTGCTTCGTCCTTTATGGTCATATCATACGGCATAGACAACGCAGCCTGAGCAGCATCCACTTTTACATAGACCGCGCCCATAACGTCGTCAGGCACAAGCCCTTTGGTTTCGTACTGTACTAAGAACTGCCACTTTGGATGAGGCATAGCTGATACCTCAGTAATGACACCCCACGGTGGTCGCTGCTCACGCAGGGATACCTCATTAGCATAGGCTGAAAACTGCTTGCCCGAGCTATACTGTGGGAAACTCATGGTATAAATGTCATCGGCCAGCGTGTTGTCACTATTCCAGGCCACCACTGCGATACGTCTACGGCTTTGACACTCAGGTTTTTCACGGTTTTTGCCGAACTGGCGTAGCTGACAAGTATTACAGTCTTCGTTAAGGGGGACAGGTACGTTGTCATCAGGAGCCATTGCCCCTTTCGCTGCCGGTTCTGCATGTAGAGCATAACAGGCCGGGGGGATTACCTTGTCTGGTGACCAAGCTTCGTTATACTTGACCTGCTCATGGAGTGCGCCAACTATGACACACATCATTTTGTTGCCCTCCAAAGGTTGGTCGTCAATAGATAAAATCCCATTACGCAACGATATCTTAGTGGTAGTGGGTTGCTCAAGCTTGGCGACGTCTTTAGCATCGTCTGCAAGCCTCTTTTCCCATGTTGTTAGCTCTTTACTCATTACTCATTATCCTTTAGCTGATGTACCGATAACTTTTCTACTGGGAACCATGCAATTCCAGGAACTACCACATCGTCCTCAGCCCTAATTTTGATGGCCTTTGCGTTCAATGCTTTATTCATACAATCCCATGCGTTGTTTTCAACAATGTACGCCCTAACGAGGTCCCAGTCTTCCACGGTAGGTTCTTGCTGAATCTTTAATTCAATGGTACAGGTTTGACCCCCTATACCTCGCGACTTGGCTTCCTTCATTTCTGCAATTAGTTGCAGCTTAAGTAGAGTTTCCTCATCTTGTAATACTTTAGCTTCCCGGTTGAGTTCAAGTCTTGCTTTACGAGTACCATTATACTCGTCGGCCAGTGCAGCCATTTGTTCCAGGTCCATTTTTATCCCCTTATTATAGGGCTAGTATAGCCCATTCGATAAGTTCATGCAAGGGGCGGGCTGGTGTACCCGCCCGCCATGATGTAATGCTCGACGGGCTAATCGGCGGCTTGACCGCTTATTGATGTACGCGCCTTTGCTAATGCCCGCGTCACCATAGCCAGCCGAGCCTCTACGTCGTCAATATAACCAAGCGCGAATTGCTTAGGGTCGGTGTTCACATCCCTAATAGCAAACGCTAAGTCATCCTTCGCACTTTGCAAATCCCGCGCCGCTTGACGCAGGTGCTTCTTTCCATTACTCGCTGTTACTCTGCTCATTTTCCTTTCTCCAATGCTTGCTTTATTCATCTGTCAGGTGCGGTAGGGCGAGCAGGCTTTGTATCTTAGCGTCCAGCCTTTCTTCGCCAAGTAAAGCGTTATCCTTCAGCTCTACCTTATTCCGTTCCAGTGCGTCCACTTGCCCCTGTACTTCATCGTAATCACTGGGTAGCCAGATACTTATGGGTACTGAGCCTACAAAGAACGCCCCGTCCGTATAGCTTTTGGCGTCCTTTGCAACTACCTGAAGCTCTACCTTTTCGGGCTTTGCTTCACTCTGCTCATACGATGGCCGAGGTACAAGCCATATATCTACTTCACATACCTCTACTTGTTCACCTGCTTTCATGTTGCTACTCCTTATATTAACTACCAGACACTATTATACCATAGAGCATGGGCTGATGCTAGTCTAAGCTCCCATACCGGTCCATTTTCCTGCCCGTAGTATCTATCTCATCTAGTGCTTCCATACCACGGTCAATCTGTTTTTGCCGCCACTCCTCGTATGCAGCATCCTCATTTTGTTCAGGGGGGTCATTACATCCGGGATAACAACGTGGGCAATCTGTTGCGCCACATAGACATGGTTCCTTATTCATTACAATTCACCCTTTTTGCCCTTACCTCACAGAATATTTGCCAGTGCTTGTAACACAGACCCTGAGTATAGACCGGGTACTTATAATCGCTCTGCCCATGTAATCTTTCACCGGTACATTCTTTACATCTTGGTATGTGGTCATATATCATTACTCTGCCCTCACAAACCCTTCAAATGGTCCGGACATCAAAACCACACCATCATGGTCTACCTCTCCTTCCCAGTCCTCACCATCAATTTTGACAAGGTAGTGATCGCTGTTTACTTCCACTACGTCAGCCCATTCTGCGGGAGTGCCTAGGAACTTACTTGCTTTAACAAGTATCTGGTCCCCTACCTTTTTTGTGAACATGAGTTTACCCTTTACCTTCTACCCTACAATTATATAATAGAGGGCAAGCGGAAGCAACCGAGTCATTGCCCCGGCTGGTGGCCTATATACAAGGTGTGATAGTGTTACTTAGAGTATTGCCAGAGTAGCATTTGATTCCACCACTCAAGGGTATGCCCAGTCCAATCCCAGTAAATTATAGGAACCCGCCAACGGACACAGCTATCAAGAATGAATTTGAAAGTGTTATACTCCAGCTCTGGTCCACGTTGTCGTGGTTCACGATATGCAGAACCAGTAGAGTTTGCAGTTATCGTTATATAGGGGTTCTTACCGTGAATAATCTTAGCCTTAGAAATTTCTGATTCTGTTTGGGTGGTCCACTTAGCTCTGTCCCATTTGCTAATGCTGTCAGGAGCGAAAGGCCAGTACGCACTGATGGTGATATCAGGCAACCACTTACTGACCGCTAAGTAGTCAACCTCACGCTGCATCACCGGAACTCCCCACTTCTTAGGGTTCCAGTATACAGCACCGGAGTTCTCCGGCAGCATATAGAACACTTGTCTTATAGAGGGATGCTGGACGTTAATATATCTGGCAGTGTCCCGACGAATAGATACTGCTGTTTCGCTGACTTGGCTTGGGTCTGAGGTATCAATGAAGTATTGCAACGGCTCACGACGTGTCCCCATCTCTCCTTCCATGTTGTTCAAGTGTAATGTATCTGGGGGATATGTAAGCATTTCTTGACAGTGTTTTTCTAAATGGTCCTCATCATATACTCCGCCACCTTCAGCGAGTATATGACCTTGACTCCAGAACTTTCCTGGCTTCATTGTGATTTTATCTTCTGGTTGAACGTAGCTGGAACAATTTACGATTTCCATTATAAACTCACTTGTGCGATACAATAGTCATGTGGCATAATAAAAAGCCCCGCAGGGCAGAGGTAAATCCCGGCGGGGCGAAGGGTTTTATGAATACGTAGTATAACATAGGACAGTACGGGGATGCAAGCCGAACAGATTTATGGATATCAACACCCAACTCAATCAATAGAAAGTCAGCCGCAGTCATTTGTAGACGTACAGGCTTATTTAATTGAACGAGGAATTAGTGGACAAGACTTACAAAAAATAGGAGGGCGGATAATACCGTTCGACTACCTCCTTAATATCTACAAGTTTAGACCAGAAAATCAAAACAGGTATACTGTCTGCTTCCCTCATTGGGATTACTCTAATAAGCTTATCGATTGGGTATCCGCCCGAGTTATAGGCGACCTAAAGGGCTTTGCTGCCCAAATGGACACCCGAAAGGGGTGGGGTAAGACGTTCTGTCCCCCCAAAGTGCCGCTTCACGCATGGTTACATCCTGATTGTGACTGGATTAACGAAAAAGAAATAGAGGTAGACATACATGAGTCAGTTATCAAGGCGATGCTTAGTTATAAGCTTACCGGACGACATTCCATTGGACTTAATGGAGTCGCTTGTGGTTACACCAAAAAAGGATTGGTCCAAGAGCTTGCCGCTCTACCTATCGAACGCATTAAAGAAGTCCGCATCATCTTTGACTCTGACGCGGCCACAAACTGGGAAGTCCAGAGAGCTCAAAACGACCTTGCGTCGGCTCTTATTGACAGGGGATTGCGAGTTACAATACATAATGTCCCGGAAGGAACTGACGGAGCTAAACAAGACCTTAACGAATTCTGGAAGGCTGAAGGTGCAGACAATACCCTTGACTGGCTTTTACAAGACGGAATCGAAGCTACGCCTACCGGAAGATTAGCCGAACTGATTAAAATGAATACCGAAGTCGTCCTTGTAAGAGAGACAAGCGAAATATGTGAGCTAGAAACTGGCTTTACGATGAAATCAGGAGATTTCAAGAACGTAAACTATAGACACAGGCGGATAATTGTAGTCAATCAAAAGGGTAATCCAAAGGAAATACGCATACCGGAGGAGTGGTTAGCTTGGAGTGACCGCAGAGTGGTCAAAAGCATGGAATTTGACCCTAGTCGCCCTCCATTCGTGGAGGGCGAATTCGTTAACCTATTCCGTGACGACACAATAGAGGAGTCTGACGGTGACGTTGAGCCACTACTAAAGCTCATAGCTCACCAGATAAATGATGATGGAGTATACGACCAATTTCTTGACACTTTGGCCTGGAACGTTCAACACCCCGGTCGACCTCCAGGCACCTATATCGTGCTTGTGTCTACTAGAGGGAGAACAGGTAAGACGCTTCTCCTCGAAGGAATCTATAAACCTATCTTTGGAAAATGGGGACGGAAAATACGTCGTGACGACCTCACTGCACGTTTTAATCCGTGGACACTTGCGACTTATGTTTTCATGGAAGAAGTCTTTACCGCGTCAAGACGCGATCAAATGGTTAAAGAGTCTAACCTCCTTAAAGACATAGCAACTGCTGAAACGGTGATGTATGAACAAAAGAATAAGGCTCAGTATGAGGTTAGGAAGTGCTTCCTCATGGCATTCACTTCAAATAACATGGATTGCCTCGCCATTGGTGAGTACGACCGTAAAGCCTTTGTCATTGGTTACGGGGAAACCAATCCTGCTCCAGCATCTATGGTTGAGCATGTTGCACGCGAATGGCTTCCCAAGAATGGTCCTGGAGTATTCCTACGTTATTTACGGTCACGTGATCTTACTACATATGACCCACGCGCGGACGCCCCACAAACTAGAGAAAGACAGCTTATGGTGGAGCTTGCACGTGACTCTATTGAACAGTTTGTTATTGACCTTAAAGACGAGTGGGAGGCTATACTAGACACGGACTGCCCTTATGTCACACCGGAGGAGTTGGGGATGTCATATGTAACACGCAGCGGCGAAGAACCATCACGTGGTTTGACGCGTCAAATCGGCCATAAACTGGTCACACATGGAGTACCGAACTATGGCTTGGTGAAAATCGAAAACAAACCAGTAAGGATATACGACATCTCCTGCGGAGATAAGGTCACCACAGACGTTATACGGGACGCCCGCAAAGCCCGCAAAATACCTAAGACCAAATTTTAGTGTCGTGCGTTACCCTTATTTCGTAAAACCACTTGGTATCGCCTAGCTGTTCCCACAGCCGCATCAGGTCCCAAATACTGGTTCCCGGCTTTATGGTGTATTCCACATACGTTCCTAGTCGCTTAACACTGCGCCAATCCAGTATGTCGAGGTCAGTACCCCGTACATCCATTTCCAAATGGTAATCACCAAAGTCTTGATGGTGGTCCTTATGCTGTTCCGTTTCCCAGTTTTTACATCTTAACACTACGTTCATATTAGAACCTTTGTATGCTGTCGTCGTCGGTAACGTGTCTAACAATGGCATAACGGTCGCCACTGTTGTCCCACCATAACTTGAATATTAACTTGATTACTGACCACATGGTAGGCAAGACTTCCGCCGCAAAGTGCCAGTCGTCAAGACTATTTGCAGGCCATACATAGACCATCCAATACGCTTTGATTTTCATAACTATGTCCTTTAATTGCTACAGTTAAGTATAGCCCGGACGCACGTCCAGGGCAAGTCCCTGCCCCGCTGTTGCATCCGAGGGCTGGCCGTGGCACACTACATAGTACCTACATAAAAGGATAGTCATGAACCAAAAAACACATTTAGACGCGATTAAAGACCGCGTACAACGCGCAACTAAGGGACTGGACGCGGCCATTAAACTTGCCGACGACCCGTCCAAGCTTGCGGATTTCGAACTGGCAATTTACGACCTGTCGGTTTACCTACACATAGCGGGCGACCTGACTACGGAATTAACCCGCAATCACCACAATGGGGACCCCCTTCCCAACATCGAACCGCTTAAGCAAGTCGCCTAAGCGGATTGGTGTAGTAAGAAAGCCGGGGCGTTCGCCCCGGCTTTTTTGTGCGTCTTACTTTTACTTCTGGACTATGTGGTGTCCACGTAGCATGTACCCCAGGAAGTCGTTATGCTGTGGTCGCAATTCCTGGTTTTCGTCACCTACCACGGCTTCACCCAACGCGTCCCGTAGGGATTTAGCTATGACTCCACCCTTAGCTTCAAGCAGTGGCTTGATTTTTGCCCATGTAATCACGTTGTGGGCGGCTTTGGGATTATAGGGCTTATCGCCCAATTTGTACTTTGGTTCTTTAGACATAATATTTCCTTTTAACTTAGAAACCCCGTTAGGGGACGATGGGCTTGCCCCACCGTAGATACAGTATGGCATGTGTCCACGGTAGATGCAAGTTACTTACGGCGATTCCCACTGTGGGCTGGTCGTAGGTCTTCGCACAAGGTATGCTTACGACTTCCTGCCATGCTAAAGGCAATGCAGATGTTCTTAGCTAAGTCGTTAAACACAACTTCCTTTTGCCAGTGGTACGTCCGCAGGCGGTGAAATATGATTTGTGCCTTACGACGGTCTGTGTACTTGTGACGTACATCAGTCCCATTTACTTCATCCAATATTTGTATTTCGTACATGGTAGTTCCTTTTTATACACACCTAACTGTAACATTGGTCGTTGTCCGATGCAAACAAATAAGATTAGGAGACAAGCCAGGATGTGTGGTATAATAAGGTATAGCAAGGAGAATCATAGTGTTATTAAAGGTTAGACGCAAGGCAGTAGTTGGTGACCTTATGCGTAATTCGGGCAACGGCCAGCACGTCATACAAGTGGCGGAAGTCTTAAATGGCGGTTACATCCTACGATGTAACTCCTACGGCAACGTGCGATTTAATGTGTGGTCTTACGCAAAGCGTAAGCGGACGACATGGTTAAGCCGCCAGTCGGGTGACGGCCACGCCGCGTATTTTTCGGCCGGTACGAATACGTACTGGCTTTATGACGTAGTAATAAAGGTGGATTCATGAACACATATACAATCGAGTACTACCCACAGGGCAACGACGCTGAACTCGACGTCGGCTGGTACTGGCGCGAAAATCCCAGTGGTATGGAACCCAACATGGGCGACGAAGGACCATTTGCCACCATTAAGGAATGTGCCGCCAATCTAGCAGACTGGCACGAAGCGGGGCGGCAAATGCACCTTGACACTGCTGCTGCGGAAGATTACTTTAAGAAATATGGTGTCCTAAAGCTGGTTAAATAGCCCGTCAGGTAACAAAGTATTAGTTGACTAAGGGCAGATGTTGGCTTGCGGCAAGCCATTAGTCGAACATCAGGTAACAAAGTAGGGCTGATTCAGTCTGATGGTAACATGCAGAACCGTACTTTGTTACCTTGGATGTTACCTAGCTCAGACCACTGGTAGCCCCATTCTGAGCAAAAGGTAACAAGGTAACAAAGTTTTTCCTATTTATTAAATAGGTGTAAATATATATATTTCCTACGTAAAGCAATTTTACCCCCCATAAGAACGTTACCTTGTTACCAGGAAATCAGATGACCCCTAGTCAGAGGTCTGAGTCGGAAGTCTGATACGCTCTGAATCAGAGCGTACCACAAGCACAGGTAACTGTCGGATGCAAGTCTAACCAGTCAGAAGTCTGACATCTGAGTCTGAACCTAACCAAGCTAAGTCAGACATCCGACGACGGGCGGGTGTATGTTGCGTTGCAACATAAGGGGGTTGCTATTGTAACAGTTATGCTTTAAGGTGGGCATTGTAGCGTGTTGCTACATGTAGCTTAAAAGGTAATTGTTATGGCACAACCCCAAGCAGTACAAAAGGCACCGCTTTATATTGTTAATGTAAAGCGGCCATATAACCCTGCTAAAAACACGGCGCAAGGTAACGCCGCAACGTGGGCTATAGTAACAAAGGCATTACAGGCAAGCCCCAAGGGCTTAACGGCGGCGCAAATAACCGCGCTGCTTAAACCCCGTAACCATACTACTTTTACGGGGTATGCAATACGGCGCAAGTGGCTGTGCAAAGCGTAAGCATAAAACGCGGTACAATGCAAGCCCCGCAACGCGGGGCTTGTTTTTGCGTTGCGTTAGCTGCACTGCAAAAAACAAGTACCCCCCTGACGTTTTAAATTCACAAACACAAAAACAATCACTCCACCCCTATAGCCACGGTGCGTCGAAAAACATGCCGCAGAGCGGCATGACTCACGCTTGCATGAACATACTTCGTGTGGTACACTGCGCACATGGATGAGTTTAATTTCGATCTCGTAGTTCCTGAGGAATTGAAAGAGATGGGCGACGTGTTGAACAAAGTTCAACACATCCCACGCGAGATAAACCGTAAGATGGTAGCGGCTGCGTTCCACGACGCATTTGAGCTTATCGGCGGGACACCCCGTCTAGCTCACTGGGCTCACACTAATGAAGGCGAGTTTTACAAGCTTTACTCTAAGCTTATGCCGACTGCCGCGAGCCAGGACTTCAACCTGGGAAATACGAAACAAAAAATCATACATTCAATACCACGTACCGTCCTAGATGGTGAAGTTTTAGAAGCTGAGTTTGAGGAGCACGATGCATAAGGACGGTGAAAGGGTAGGGAAACTTGGCTCCTTTTTAAACGCAGTTAATCAGTTTTCGGGACCTTTTCTCTTAGTGCTAGGCGTGTCACTCTTCGGTGCATGGAACCAGATGCAGCAGTATATGTATGACGATAATGCTGCCGACGCAGTATTAGAGCAGCGCGTCGCAAGTATTGAAGAGGAGCTATACGTTCCTGTGGAAATATATCAAGGTGAAGTGGTGAACATACATCGCCGTATATCGTCTGTTGAAGTAGCTAGTAAGGAGGGGGATATAAAGCTAGGCAAACGCCTTGACGATATGGGACGGCGACAGTCAACAGCGGAGAGGATAGAACGAGAGCATCACCAATGAGTATTGTCAAGATTGGTGCTGCGGCGGCGGGTGTGACCGCCATTGTGATTGCAATCACAATGTTCTTCCCCGGCTTTTCCGTGGAAATAGCGACAGTAAATTTCGTCATTGCGGAGGACACTAAGGTTGAAACCGAAATTAGAGAATTCTTTACTGGAAAACTTAATGTCATCGAGACATTCTCTAGGCAAAATTTCGCCGATGGCAAGTCAATCGTTATCGGGGACCTACTCGTTTCGAAATGCGAGGGTAGAATCACTCTCAAAGGCTTGGACATATTACGAGACGCATTCTCGGCTTTCGCGATGGCGAAGAACCGTAAGCATAGCTTCGACGGCCAGCCAGACTCCCTCGTCTGCCCCATTGTCCTCAATGAATAAATTTGGTACAAAATCGCAGAACGTACTATCTACGATAGACGTACGTCTTGGTAGAGCTGCGCAATGCGTACTCAAAATCAGAGATTTTGCTGTACTCTCTGGAGCTCGGTATGCAGAAGAACAAAACGAACTGTTCGTCGAGGGCGTTTCTAAGAAACGCTGGCCTGATTCTAAGCACAATCGCGATAGCGATGGAGTCATACTCCAGCGAGGGAGTGGCCGCCGCGCCGGTGCGATAGATATAGCCCCGTGGAACACGGAGCAGCGCGTCCAAATTCCGTGGGAAGATCATAAAGCATTTATCCACTTAGCGGGAGCATTTGAGATGGCCTGTGATGCCGAAGGCATCAAGGTGCGATGGGGCGGGAATTGGGACATGGACGAAATTATTATGGACGACCAAACATTTCAGGATTTGGGACACTTCGAAATTGTAGGTGAAATACAATGAGACCAAGAATAGCGATACCTAAGAACCCGCTGAATCCCCCGGCGGTAGTGACGCTAGCGGATAAAGAGGATTCGAAGGAGGTAGCGAAGGAAGTCCGGGTAGAAAGGACAGCGGTCCGGCAAGTGAGGGCAGCAGCCCTGAATAGGAAGAAACATCCACGCAGAGGTAGACCCTGATGTTTAGTTTATTGAAAGGAATATTTGGTAAAGGCGATAATGGTGAGAAACTTCTTGATGCCGGGATTAAAGGTATAGATGCTTTATTTTTTACTAGCGAAGAGAAGTCCCAAGCTAGTCAGAAGCTTCTTACCACTTTTATTGACTTCCAGAAGGCTACCCAATCGCAGAATATCGCTAGGCGATACTTAGCCTTCGGCGTTACCTTTATATGGCTGATTTTAGTCATCGCCATAGCGGCTTTCGCTGTAATAGCTTCCTTCGCTGGAAGCGAAGGCGCGACCGCAGCGAAAGACGCCCTTATGACGCTTATGGGGAACTATGTGTTCTACCCATTTTCAGGAATCATGGCTTTTTACTTCTTAACTCACGCATTACGAGCCAAGAATGGCTGACATAGTATTTCATTATGACCCAAGAACGCAATTTATCCCGTTTCATCAAAGGCACCACAGATTTGCTTGTGGAGTGGCGCACCGCCGCGCAGGAAAGACTGTCGCGTGCGTTAACGAACTCTTGGAAAGAGCTTCTTACACTGAGAAGAAAAACCCTAGATATGGCTATATCGCACCCTACTATCGTCAAGCTAAGGAAATCGCTTGGCAATATGTCAAAGAATATGGCGAACAAGCTATCGTCCAAGCTAAAGAGTCTGAGCTCTCTGTTCGACTTTTCAATGGAGCTAAAATTACCCTCTATGGTGCGGACAATCCAGATGCTTTGCGTGGTATTTATCTTGACGGTGTTGTGCTTGATGAGTTTGGCGATTGTAGGCCGAGCCTTTGGGGTCAAGTGGTTTTGCCTACCCTCGCAGACCGAGACGGTTGGGCAGTCTTTATCGGCACCCCCAAAGGACGAAATCACTTCTATAAGATTTATCAGCGGAGTTTAGTTGAAGATAATTGGTTTAACTTCACGCTAAAAGCGTCGGAGACTGGGATACTAAGTGACGAAGTGCTTGCAGAGCTTCGGTCACAAATGACAGAAGAGGAATATGACCAAGAATTTGAATGTAGCTTTGACGCAGCGGTACTTGGGACGTACTATGCCGCAACTATCAACCTTCTTGAGTCAACGGGTCAAATCTCTGCGACTACGCTATATGATGACCAATTTAAGGTCCACGCGGCTTGTGATCTCGGCTTTACCGATTCCACTGCGTTCTGGTTTTGGCAGGAGCGGCCAGACGGAATTGCTATCATCGATTATTACGAGAATCACAGCCAACCACTTGACCATTATTTCAACCATCTATCCTTTACAGGGTACAAATTCGAAAAGATTTGGCTACCTCACGATGCCAAGGCAAAAACTCTTCAAACAGGACGCAGCACAGTTGAGCAGTTTAGAGATGCCGGCTTCCCAATTGATATCACGCCCAACCTCAAAGTACAGCATGGAATTGATGCAGCAAGACTTGTACTCAACTCATGCTGGTTTGATTCAACCAAGTGCTCTGATGGTATAGAGACACTTAGAGCATATCGTCGCCAGTATGATCCGGACACTAAAGCGTTTAGTGATAAGCCATTACATGATTGGAGTTCTCATGGAGCTGATGCTTTTAGATACCTTGCATTAGTAGCCAAGGAGCGTATAATACGGGCTGACCCGAATAGAATAAATATACCGACTACAATGGGTCCGGAAGCAAACTGGAAGCTGGAAGACCTCTTTAAGGAACGAGAACGTAGGATAAATTATGGCTCACGAAGAATCTGAGGACGTCACCGAACGGGAAACTCCAGCCGACCGGTGGTCAAGGGAGATCGAAGCTGCTCAGAAAATGGTGCGAAGGTTCCATAAGCAGGGGGATCAAGTTAACGATCGTTACTTGGATAATCGTAAAACGCAGGGGGAGACTGATGGCGACTACGAAGTAGCCAAGCTAAATCTCTTCCACGCTAATATCACTATAGTAAGCTCCATGCTGTTCGGCAAACTGCCGAAAGTAGACGTTACCCGAAAACATGCCGACTCAGATGACGACCAAGCCCGCGTCGCCAGCCTTATGCTCGGCCGTATGCTGAATAACTCCATTGAGGACCCTGGAGAAAATATCCCCGATGTTTTACGTCAAGCACTTCAAGATCGGTTAATACCAGGACTCGGCACTGCTCGGGTTCGATATGAGTATGAAGCTGAAATGATGGAAGTGGAGGGCGAAGACGGGGAAGTAACTGAGGTTGAGGGGCAACTTCTGTGGGAAAATGCCTCCATAGATTATATTCACTGGCGGGATTACCTGTGGTCATGGACTCGCACATGGGGGGAACGTCGGTGGGAAGCCTTTAAGAGCTATATGGATAAGGAGGCTATGGAGGCTAGGTTCGGTGAGGACGCAGCTAATCAAGCGGAGTATAGCAAGCGAAAGGTTTACTCTGAGGAATCATATGAAAGCACAGATTCTGATTTTACCTCGCTTACAGAAGAAGCTGAAGTTTGGGAAATTTGGCACGAAGGTGATAATAAGGTCTATTGGTGGACAAAGGGCTGTGACCAGCTATTGGATGAAAAGGATGACCCCCTAGAGTTACATGGGTTCTATCCTACTCCTACGCCAATGGTTGCAAATGTGACGACCAGTTTGTTCATGCCGAAACCAGATTTTTGTATGGCGCAAGACTTATATAATGAAATTGACCGGCTTGAGACGCGCATAGCGAACATCACGCGGGCTATTAAGGTCGTAGGTGTATATGACAAGCAATGTGGCGAACTCCAACGTATTCTTAAGGAGGGGCTGGAGAATGAGCTCATACCTGTAGATAGTTGGGCAGTTCTGGCTGAGAAGGGTGGGTTGAAGGGAGTAATGGATTGGTATCCTGTTGGTGAGGTAGCAGGTGTTCTTAACCAGCTCCGCGAGTTACGTGATGAAAACATTGCGCTGCTCCACCAGATTACAGGCCTCGCTGATATCATGCGGGGGTCTAGCGACCAGTACACGGCTGCTGCGAGTGACAAGCTGAAGGCTAAGTTCGGTAGTATCCGTATCCAGGCACTTCAGGATGAGTTCGCCAATTTCGCCACTGGTTTGATGCTGCTAAAGGCCGAGGTTATATCTAAGCACTTCCAACCTGAGACTATAGCCAAACAGTCTAATATACAGTATACGAATGATGCGGAGATGGCAGAGCCGGCCATCCAGCTTATTAAGTCCTCCGATTTTGGGCTATGGCGAGTTGAAGTTAAAGCTGAGTCGGTGGCTATGGTTGACTATGCTCAGCTACGCAGTGAGCGGACAGAGTACCTCACCGCCCTGAGTACGTTCCTCCAAGCCGGGTCAGGCTTAGTCAAGGAAGCCCCCGAAGCAGGACCTGTCCTCGTACAGTTACTGAAATGGGGACTTGCTGGATTCAAGGGTAGCCAGGAAATTGAGGGCGTGATAGATAAAGCCCTTGACGAAATGTTTAAAGCCCCGCCGAAGCAGGAGCCAGAAGACCCGAAAATTGCAGCAGAGAAGGCGAAATCTGAGGCTAATATGCAGGCAGAGCAGCAGAAGCACCAGAATAAGATGGAGGCTGAGCAGGCGAAGCATCAAAGTAAGATGGAAGAGCTGCAAACTAAGTTCGGCGGAGATATGGAGAAAATGCTGGCTGACTTTGAACAGGATATGAAGAAGATATTTGTTACAGGTGAGCTAAATGTGCTGGAAGAAACTGTTCAGGCAGATGAGGGAATACGGCAGTCGCAGGCTGAGGGCATGATAGATACTATTGTAGACGAGGCTAAGGGTTCAGTAGCCACTTATGTTGAAGAAGTTAAGGCTGATTTGGCAAGGAAGAAGGAAAGAGATGCGGACTAGGTGGATACAGAGTAAGGTCGATTTTAAGCTCAGGTCTTCTGAAGAGCACGCTGTTCATATGGACGAGGTAGCTCCTAACAAGGCTCCAAGAGTCTTGAATGATATTGAGCCGTTTGTTTCAAGCGTGAGTGGTAAGGTCGTCGGTTCACGTAGCGCACTTCGTCGGCATAATCACCGTCATAATGTGGTCAGTTTTGAGGACTGGGGTAATCAGGGGGATATTAACCGTAAAGAACATGAAAAGGTATTCTTGGCTGGTAAAGATGGCCGCGTAGAGGATATAAGAAAAGCTATACATGATAATGGTGGAGATTACTAATGCCAGAAGAAGAAGAAGTAACCCGCGCAGACGAGTTATCAGCAGCCTTTGATGAAATCGAAGGTACAGAGGATAATAATGAACCAGCACCAAAAGAGCCTAAGGAGCCTTCAGGATCAGAAGAACTTGAAGGTGACGTTGGCGATCCGCCAGTGGAAGATAAGCTCTCGGCAGATGAAGGGGATGAAACCCCCCCGGAGGAACCGACTGGAGAGGATGTTAAGGACGAGGAAGGAGGCGAAAAGAAAGGGGAGAAGGACGACGAAGGTCGTGCGCCTGTTTCCTGGAAACCTAATGCCAGAGAAGCATGGGGAAAAATCCCTGCTGAAGCTAAAGCTGAAATTGAACGTAGAGAGACTGAGATAACTCAGGCTCTTCAGGTAACATCTGGAGCTCGTCACTTCACAGACACGTTTAGCCGGATGGTTCAGCCTTACATGCCGTTCATTGCTGCCGAGGGTAGTAACCCGATGGCGGCAGCTAGTTTTCTTTTCCAAACGGCTGCTGGTCTTAAGGTAGGTTCTCCTCAGCAAAAAGCTGGTATCATGCTTGAGTTGATACGAGACTATGGCGTTGATGTAAATATGCTTGACCGTATGCTCACTGGTGAGGACGCTGGTGAAGCACAACCCCAAGATATTCAGGCTATGGTGGACGAGCGTATACGCATGGCTCAGGGTGTCGGTGGGGCGCAGGAGCAGGCACCTCAGGAAGATCAACAAAATGTCTACGCAGCTAACCAGAAGATTGAAACGTTCATGGCTGACCCCAAGAACGAATTTTTTCATGATGTTAA